AGCTACCGTAAGCGTACCCCATGTTAAAGCCTGAGTCGTTTCGTGCATGGTGTTGGTTTCGGTTAAGTTTCCACCCATAGTACCAACATTAGCAACTTTCAGCCAGTTGACTGACTGACCTCTTTGTTTTCCAAATGCTTCCTTAACATCTACGAACTGCCTAAACTTAAATAACGGTTGTGCAGAACGCTGGAAAAACTGATTAAGTTTGTTGTTGGTCAAAACACCTGAGTGATTTGCCCATAACATCTCGTTCGCCATTGTCTAATTCCTCCCAATATTGGAAGATTAGACTGCAGCACCTCTATTTTGACGCATCTGCATATACTGTTTGTGCATCTCTTCTGGCGATAAACTATTGACATCTACTGTTGCTGACGCTTTTGGCTTTCCACCAGAGCTACCAGATAAAGCTGCTCTTCCTTTTCGTTCTTTTCTTTCCTTTATTAAATCAGCCTTATCTTTGCTATCAAATACATTTCTGACTTTTGGATATATATGCTCCCTATAAATCTCTTTCCAACCTTCAGGGTTATCTAAAGCGAGAACTTTCCTGCCATCAATATACTCCTGTGCATCTGGCTCTTGCAATATAAGGTCATATATATGTTGTTTAACCTGTGGAATGAATGCCTCAAATCCATCATAACCTTCTTCTGCTAACTCGTCATGGACTTTATTAGCTTTCTTATTTACTTCCGCTTGTTGATTTTGAGCCTCACTCTGTGTTTCTTTTCGTTCTATCTTCTTGAGTCTCGCCTCTAAATCTTCTGTTTTTTTTCTTTCCTTGATTAACTCTTCGTCATAGTCATCAATGTATTCATCATCAAAGTCATCAAAGTCATCAGGGTTATCTTGAGATTTCTTATTCTCTAATAACTCTTTAACCTGTACTTCTAAGTCAATAACCTTCGCTTGAAGTTCCTTACGTTTTTGACGCTCTTCATGTAATGCGCCAAGAGGTACAGTCTTATCTTCCTGTTTAATTTCTTTAGGAGCATCTTCTTTCTTATACTCCCCTACTTTAGTTTTTTCTTCCTCTCCTTTTGCATACTTTGCATAAATCTGTTCCCTTTGAGATAAACCACCTGTTTCTCCACTTTCAGCAGGAGTCTCTGGAACTACTGTGTTATCCTTGGTTGTTGCTATTTCCTCTGTTTCGGTTGAGGTCTCCGTTGGTGTTTCTTGTTTCTTCTTCGGCATAAAGCCTCCTTTAGTAGTTTTACAAGTGTTTCGCTTGACGTTCCTGATAACGGTTCAGGATACCGATTAAATATTATTCTACCTACTTGCATAATATTGTCAAGTTTTATTTTCTAATTCAAGAACTCCATGCTCTCTTCTAAAATCTAACTCTTGTTTTGCAAGTAACGCTTGATTCTTTAACCATGATGGTAGAGCTTCAAATTCATACTTACACACCTTGATAATAGCTTTTAACTCCGCTTGTTTCTCTTGAGACAACCCTTCTTTTAAAACCAGTTCTTTTAAAGCTCTATCAGCTACCACACGAAAGTAAAACAATAATGTATCAAACTCTGGTTGATTCTGTAACTTTACTAAATCCTCAAACTTACCTAATTTCTCTATTAAGTCTTCTTGGTTTAAATCATCTATTTCCATTATTGTAAACCAAACCTCCCTGCTTGTTCACCACCTGCTCCACCAACTACAGGTTGTCCTGCTCCTGCTAATGATGGGTCTAACCCACCTTGCTGTTGAGGTGGTGCTGGTGCTACATTAAAGAAGAAGTCTTGTACATTCTTATGACCTAACTTTGGTAGTATTTCTTCAAAGAACTTTGTTGTATCTACTAACCTAACCTCTGATTGAGGGATAGCACCAGACTGTAACAATCCTATCATAGCTTGGTTAGACATATTAGCTCTATCCATAGCTAACATATTCTGTTCTATCTCAAACTGTCTTCCTACAGCACCTAACCCTACATTAAGTTGTAAATCTACTTCATCTCCTAAATCAAATATATCTAAATCAGAGTTAGCAAACTCACCTTTCTCTCTAAAGTTTTCATTAGCTACACTAAATACAGTTTCATTAGTTTCAAACTGCTGTATAAGTGAGGCAAGAGTAGAGAAGAAGTCCATTAGAAATGTCTCTTTCACGATAGCAGCAAACAAATCTATCTTCGCATTGGACTCTGCTAAATTAATTTGTGCTACGGTGGCTTTTATTTCCTCTCCCTGCCCTTGCTTTTGTGGCGTAACACCAGACATCTCTTGCATCATAATATCATCTGCTGCTGATTCTGCATAAGCTGACTGTGTTACATTATTAAAAGGTCTATCAATCACACCTGACACATCATCTGCCAATGTAACACCACCTGCTCTGGAGCGTGTCAAAGACATTAAGTCAACATTCGCAAATCGTGATACAATGGTTCTGCCGTTTAAAGCCAAAGATACATTATCTTTTCTCTGATTAAGGTGTGCATTGATAGACGCTTGTACATCTTCAAGCGGCTCTGGAAAACCCTCACCCATAGCCTTATGGGATAGAGTTAAACATTGACCCATAACTACAGGGTAACGTCTTCCATATACAGACTCTTCTGGTTCTCTTAATATCTCATCACCAGAGTAAGAAGCAAAGAAGCACTTACCATCCTCTTTATAGAATACCTCAAACCATACAAACCTATCCTCTGCTTTTATAACTTCATTCTTATTAGCTTCTTGATGTTTACCGCCAAGTGGATATTCGTTCTCGCCTGGATTCTGTAAAGGGTCTTTTTGATTCTGAAACCTTGTTTGTCTTACAAGATTAGTTTCAGGGTTCTGTGGTTCAAGTTTATCTATTTTACTTTCATCATACCCTAACTGCATTAGTTCATCTTTAGTAGACCAGTTCTCAAATATGATGTATTTCTTTTTCTCTTTAACAGCAGTAGTCATATCATGCCAGACTTGTTCAGGTGGATATAACACAAATTCAGGTTTATCCTCATATTCATTTAATACCCATCTGAATTTACCCACACAAAATCCAAGATTAATAATATCCTGAAACGCCCACATGAATTGAGTAAATAAACTATCTACTCTCATCATCTGTTCATAGCGCCACTTAGTAATGAAGTGTAACACCTTAGAACTCAACGTATCGTTTTGTGCATCTCTACCGACAATCTTAAAGTTTTCGGGGTCTCGCAGGAATATCTGGTAGAATGACGCAAGTATTCTCCAAGAGATAGCCCATATTTTCCTGTAGAATAATTTACTTCTTCCTCTAACTTTTGATTTCTCTGTTTCTCCTGCATCAAAGATACCTCTAACATTCCTAATGTTCTTGCTCCATTGGTCATCATACTCTCTTCTTAACTCTTGTGCTTCATGCTTCCATCTTTTTGCTACAAGGATAAAGTCATCTAACGGCATGGTGTCCTCCCTAATATCCTATGTTTTCATCTACCTCTTCTGGTTCAGGTATGATTTGATTAAATGGCATCCAGTTCATTACTCTCTGATGTGCATACCTCATAGCTGCATGAGCATCATGTTTACCCTCTTTTATTTCGTCTTTAACTTTAGTATCCTCATTAGCAAATGTGTCACGTTCTAAAGTTTTCATAGAATGTATAAGTTCTCTATTCTCTGGTATATCAAAGATTACCAGCTTTGGCAAGTTTATTTTATCATCAACTTTAAGATTTTGTCTTATCAGGTCAACTCCTGCTGCTATTGAACCCACAAACTTTTCACTTTTGAAGAGAGCAGGGATGGCATTTCTACCACGACCAAGTAGTACGTAAGCATTATAATCACCAATAATACGTATAGTAGAATCAGCAGACTTGTCACAATTTGTCCAACCCAACCTGTAGTTCCTTTCCAGCGCTCTCTTAGCCAGTTGCTCCTTAATGATTTCTGTGTCATCTCCATGATTTGACTTATACGTTCCAACAACATATTTAAATCCTTCCCTGTCTACAGCTATTTCTACAGCTACAGTTGGTTTAGTCATGTGAGGGTCAAGCCCACGATATACAATAAAGTCTTCTTTATTTAATTCAAACGGTTTTCTAACATGAATCTTCTCACTAAAGAGATTAGCATAGACAAGACCAGAGAGAGAAACATAATCACCTAACAACCTCATGCGTTTCTTATTATAATCGGTCTCTTGTTCTATGAGCTTCTCTAATGTTTTGAGATTAGCTTTCTTGTTAGTTACAGATGCTATCTTGTATAGTTTAGCACCTCCTTCATCTTTAAAGAATAATTCCGTAGACCAAGATAATCCATGTGTAGGAGTAAAGGCATAGAGTTCAAACACTCGGTCTGACGTAACAAATCTCATCAAGTTCTCTTTACGTATCTTTTCCATAGGTTCTTCATCATAGCCTACTCCTGTCAACTGAATCCCTTGGAAAGAATCTACATCCTGTTGATTAGTCATAAACTCTAATGAAGCAAGTTCTCTATTATCATTCCTGTAAAGAGTGAGTATCTTCTTCTCTGATGCATAACTGCTTTCCCACTTTCCATTCTTTAGGAATTGACGTGGACACCATAATCTAAACTCACGCAGTACGGCATTCTGCAACTGCCTTGAGTCTACGCCAACTACTCTTAGGCGTTGAGGAAATTTCTTTGGCAGTAAGTCTGTAGGAAATTTCCCGTAAAGGGCATCTGGCAACTGTCCTGTAGCTTGTATATATAATCTTATTGCAAGCCATGCTGTCTTTCCTCCTTGGTTGCCACCCATCACTCCTATTATATCGTCTGGACATATAAGAGCATCAAGCTGTGAATCAAATGATTGAGGTATATCCTCTTCCTTTAGATGCCTCATTAAAAACTCTAAGTTCTGTGGTGGTATATTACCATCAGAAGGAATAAAATATTTAAAAGGATTAGTAGCTTTTCTTACTATCTCTTCATCCTCTAAATTACTTATCCACTTTTTGATAGTACATAGAGCTTCCTGCTGCTTATCTGGTTCAAGCGCAAGTATATCCTCTACACTCATATCAGAAGGATTCATTCTTTTACTTTTCTTGTCGCTGTTTTACGAGCATCTTCTGCTGTATTACCCTTCACCATCTCTCTTCGCATTACACGATTATGATGTTCACTATGCTTCTTGAAATGTGCCGATAGATTATACTGCAGCTTTTTAGATTTAGTATTATGAGCCATATCTACTACCTCCAGACTTTTTAGTATTCTTTGGTTGCTGTTTTTTCTTTCCCATAATACCTCCTATAGAAGTGATAACAATATCCAGATGAACATAGGAATAGCAGCTTGCTTCTTAACCTCTCCTACTATCCCATCCCCACCTTTAACCTTTTCATCTATTAATCTATTAATGTCTTTGTTCTGAAGCTCAAGATGTTTCTCCTGCATCTCAATTATCTTTTTATTACCTTCTATAATCTTTTCGT